TATCGTTCCTTCTGTCTGGCATCTTCGATCACGACGTCAAGGTGACAATCCAAAGCGGCGGAAGCGGCGAGCCTTCACCGGCAAACGTTCCGTATTCATTCAACGCGGCCCAGTAACGGGTCATGAGGCGAGGGCGAAATGGGAGAAAGAAAGATCGGTCCGAAAGGTCCTGGACGTCCACCGGATGTTGTCCCTGAGAATTGGGACCGCGCGATCATGGATATGTTTCGCGACGGAAAAACGACCGACGAAATTCGCGAAGTCTTGAAAGAGGCTGGCCACAACGTATCGAAAAAAGCGATTGCAAGCGTGGCTGAGAAACTCGATCCATCTTTGCTCTCTGCCCCAAACGGCGGATACGCAGCGCTCGGAATTCGTCGCGATCTCGAAAGCGTTGCTTTTGACGAATACCGAGACGTGGTTGACGACTTTATCATCGAAGGCCGCACCCACTTCAAGATCCGTTGCTTTCTCATCATGCAAGGGTTCGAGATCGAGCCCAAAGACATGGAGGAATACTGCGAAGCGCGCGTTGCAGAACTGAGCAAGTTGGCCGCTGACCCAAAAGAGGCGAGCGCGTCGCGCCATAAGAGCCATTTGAATTGGCTTCGTCGTCGAATCGCTGAGGTTTGGCATAACATGCCACACGACAAGCGATACACCGAACGCGTGCTTGGCCTTCTCGTTCAAGAGTTCGGCACAGCTACTCGATGGGAAATCGAAAAGCTCGCCAAGTCTTTGGAAGGCAACAAAGATGCAAGTGCTGCAAACGAAGAAATCGAGCGCAAGCTTGGTATCGTCGAGGAAGAGCAGCCGGAACAGGAGAGCGCTACGGAGCAAGAGCCGAGCGGAGCAGAAGCGCCGATGGGTGCCACGGTATGAGCGGCGCCGTCTTCGTACCCGACCATTCGTGGCAGCCGCAAGGCTTGTCCCGTGCCGATTCGTTGAAGGCATCGGGCAAGGCTCGCGCCTTTTACGATAGCTTGTCGAACGCGGCGAAGGCGGCGCTCAAATACAAGTGGGACTTCTGGGCACGTCCAGCGCAGTTGATGCCACCAAAGACAATCGTTCCCGATCGTCTTGGTTGGAAGTTCTGGATCAATCTCGCTGGACGTGGATACGGCAAGACGCGTGTCGCGGCGGAAGCCGTGCGCGCATTGGTAGAGGCTGAAAAGGTCAAACGCATCGCGCTCGTCGGTCCAACGTATCGCGACGTGACGCAGACCATGATCAAGGGCGAGTCTGGATTGATTAGCGTCTTTCCAGACAACGGACCGATCAAGCTTCGGTTTGTCAAACAAGACTCCGCGTTGTACTTCACGAGAGACGGTCGACACATTGCGACCGCGTTCGTGTACACCGGAGAAGAGCCTGAGCGTCTTCGCGGTCCGCAGCATGACTTTGCCTGGTTCGATGAATTGGGCGCGTTCAAGTATCTTGTCGACGTGTGGCAATTGTTCGTCGCTGGTCATCGTCTTGGCGCGAACCCTCGCGCCATATTCACGACAACGCCACGGGCAAACTTATTGCAGGTTGACGGGCTTCTCGATCATGCTCGCGCAGTCACGACGTTTGGCACGTCGAAAGAAAACAAGAGCAACCTTGCGCCTGACACGATTGAAACGTTGGAAGGCATTTACAAAGACACGGACTTCGCTTCTCAGGAGCTTGGCGGAGTGCTCCGTCTCGACGACAATGGATCATTGTTCAAGAGCGATTGGATCAACAAATTCAGAGTCGACCCGAGTCTGCTAAAAAAGACCGCTGGACAAGTATTCGTCAACGGCGTTCCGATTCTGAAGTTTGCGGTGGTAGTTGATCCGTCTGGCAGCTCCAAGAATACAGCTTGCGAATGCGGAATCACTGTCGCTGGATTGGGCGCCGATGGCAATGCGTATCTGTTCGCGGACTTGTCCAAGCGCGGAACTCCAGACGACTGGACTCGGATCGCGGTCATGGCGTCAACCGAGTGGCCGAACGCTGTCATCGTGTACGAGAAAAACTTCGGTGACGAGATGGTTGGCAAGTGCCTTCGTGACACCGCGAAGGACTTGGGCACCAAGATCACGTGCGTTGCGGTGGAGGCGGTAAGCGACAAGGTAAAGCGGGCGATGATGGTTTCGCCGCTCGTCCAAAAGGGCCGATTCCGACTCGTCGGATACTTTGGGCAACTCGAACGCCAGTTGACGACATGGCAGCCCGGAACTGGAAGCAGCCCAGATCGACTAGATTCGTTCGTTTGGGCTGGTATCCACTTGCTCTTGAAGCAAGCCCCGCGCGGCATGGTAGGTTGACTCCGCACCGTCGAAAGATGTGCTATGACACCTCACGTGGACGTACGAGCGCTTCAAACACGGCACCCACTTTGCGACGTCGAGACTTTCTGTCGCTACAACGCCCTTTACCAAGGCGGCAAAGCGTTTCGCTCGATGCTTCCCGTGTTCCTTCCGCGCCAGCCGCAAGACAATGACGCGATCTACAATCTCAGGCTGAAAGAAGCCTCATATCGTCCGTATGTCGGGCAGATTGTTCGTTCGTACGCCGGAACATTGTTTTCGTCTCATTACGCAATTCGCGCGAAGCGCAACGGAGAACAAGTCGAGCTTGATCCGTTCTATTCGATCATGAAGGAAGATTGCGACGGGCAAGGAACGGACTTGACAAACTTCTTCAAGGATCGTTTCCGCAACGCGCTGGTCATGCAGTCGTCTTTCTGGGTTGTCGAGATGCCGCGCTTCACTCCAGAAGAGCTTGGTTTGTCCGAGCAAGAGTGGGAAGCCCAAGGCTACAACCGAGCACGGTTGAAGGCGCTGGACACCGCTTCGGTGCTCGACTGGGAAGCTGGGAGTGATGGTTGCTTTGCGTTGGTGAGGACTCACGAGCGTTCGACTCGTCGCGTTGATCCTGGTTCGCCAACCATGATCGTCGACACGTGGCGAATCTACTACCAAGACCGCGTTGACGTATTCCAGATCGAATACAAGCCCAAGGAAAAACCGAAGCCCACGACCGTCGTTCCGTTGGTGGATTCATATTCGCACGGCTGCTCTCGTGTTCCGGTGCTCTGCATGCGTCTCCCTGACGGGCTTTGGCTCCTGGACGCCGCTGCTGACGCTCAGACAGAACACTTCCGCCTCTCGTGCGCGCTCGGATGGATCTTGCGTCGCGGCGCCTATCCGTTGGGCGTGTTCAAGCTCGAACAAGGTGCGGACCCGCCGAAGACTGGACCGGGACTCGGTGTCATTATCGGCAAAGACGAGTCCTTCGCATGGGCGGAGCCAAGCGGAGCTACCGCTGCTCAGTTGCGCGAAGAAATCAAGAGCCAAAAGGACGAGATTTATCGCGTCTCTCAGCAGATGGCAATGAGCGCCGATTCTTCCGCTGGCTCGATGGGTCGCTCTGGTCTTTCAAAGATGGCAGACGCGGAAGCGACAAACGCTTGCTTGCGCGACTATGCAACGTTCGCGCGTGAGGCGATCGAGGCGACGTTCGAGCTTGTGTCGAATGCGCGCGGCGACTTTGACTTGTCGTTTTCGATCGAAGGGCTTTCGACATTCAGCACTCAGGACATCGAGACGATCGTCGATGCGGCCAAGTCTGCAAAAGAGTTTGGCATCGAAGACGAATCAGAGACGTTCCGCACTGAGTCTCATATCCGCATTGCTGAACTTGTGCTATCGTCGGACACGTCGCAAGAAACCAAAGACGCGATCCGTGAAGAGATTCGCACCGCTCCCAAGAAAGTTTCGCCTCCTGCAAAGCAGGGGCCGCTGTCGCCCGCGCGAAAGTCGGACGAACCCAACGGTGAAAACCGCACTGCGCCCGATCCGCCCACGCCTGCGGACGGTACGGAGGTCTGATCATGGCGATCGTCGCTGACGCAAAAGAAACCAAGGAACCGAAAGACGCCGCAAACGAAGCTGGAGACGATGCTCTCGATCCGAAGATCGGGAACATGGTCAACGCTGCTGTTTCGAGTCACTTGAAACGACATTTCAAAGGGCTTGGCGATCAAATCGGTTCGATGCTCGATGAGCGCTTGTCGTCTCTCAACTTGAAGCCTCAAAAGGACGAAGCTCCAGCGCCCGCGCCTGCAAAAGGTCAAGCCGCTTCGGAAGATGAGGACACCAAGGCGGAGCTTGCAAAGCTTCGTAAAGAGATGAAAGAGCGCGACCAACGGGCAGCAGAAAAAGAGGCGTACGCTGACGTGCGTTCTCAGCTCGCTGGCAAGATTCGTCCTGAAGCCATGGAGACTGCAATCAAGGTTCTTCGCGCAGATGGCGCAATCAAAGTCAATCGAGATGGCTCGGTTTCTTTCAAGCATGCAGACGGCGACATGGAATTGTCCGAAGGACTTTCCGAATGGCTGAAGGGTGAAGGCGCGATGTTCGCTCCGGCTCCCATGGCCAAGAAACCGCAAGTGCGCGGGCCGAATCGTGCTCCGGTACGAACGACCGCTGGTGGTGGCGACGAGAACTTGACCCCGGCCCAAAAGAGCGCTCGTGCTCTCGCGGCGCGTGGTCTCAAATTGATGGACTGAACAGGCGAAAGAACGCCTCGGAGGAAATGAACCATGGCTCTCCAGACTGCTGCGCTTCTCGTTTTAGCGCAAAACTACGCGGGCGACATTGTTCGCCAGATCAACCGTCGCGCAACGTTCCTTTCGTTGATCCGCAAGGTTCCCGGCGAAGGAAAGAACGTCGCTTGGGCAGCGGAGAGCGATGGCGCCGTGTCCGAGTATTACTTGGAAGGCGCGGATGCTGCGAACTTTGCGGCTGACGGGCAAAGCTCCGCCATCCTTCCTTGGTCGTCCGTTCGCTCGAACTTCTCCGTCTCTGGTCTCGCGAAAGCTGCTGCTCGTTCGAGCCGTACGCCTGAAGGCAACATCGAGCTGATCGCTCGCGACATCGTGAACGCTTCGGCTGCTCTTGCGGACAAGATCAACAAGGGCTTGTACACTGGTCTCACCGGCCAAACGCCTGAGCAGATCCACGGGCTCGACGTCGCCATCGGCACGGACAACAACACGTACGCCACGATCGACCGCTCGCAAGTCGCGAACGCGTTTTGGAAGCCGTATGTCGTCGACCCTGGTTCGTCCACGGCGCTTACCTTCAAGCAAATCCGCACCGACCTTGCGGAGATCATGAAGAAAGGCGGCGTCAAGCCGAACATCGCTCTCGTCGGTCCTGGAACCATGACCGCTGTCGCGGCGTTGTTCGATCCGCAGAAGTTCTACATGTACCAGACCATGAAGGTCATGGGCGCTGACGGTATGGTCGAACTCGAAGGCGGCGTTGGCGCTGTCAAGTTCGATGGCTGCTACTTCGTCGAGGACAAAGACGCGACGGAAGGCAAGATCTACTACCTCAACACCGATGCAGCCATGGTCGAATACTTGCCGCACGGTGAAGAGATGCTCGGCTCCGAAGACGAGACGATGGACGCGGACATGACGGATGGTTTCGACGCCATTCCGCTCGGCATGCGCGTTGAAGCTCTCGCGAAGACGGGCGACGCGGACAAGGCGATGCTCAAGATCTACACGCAGCTCAAGGTTCGTCGCCCGAACCAATGCGGCGTGCGCAAGAATGTCGCGTACACCTGAGTTTCTGTGAACTGGTGAGCTTGGGGCTGCTAGTCGGCCCCAGCTCGCTGCACCTTGCTGGAGATATATTCAATGGATGTCAGAAACTTGGACGGGTTGAAAGTGGACGCGTCGATCGCTCAACAGAACGCGTCACGACTCGATGCGTTGAAGCTGCGCGCTGGTCTCATTTTCCATGCAGACGCCACGGCCGCGATCACGGAAGCAAACGCAACGGATGCGACGACGACGAGCGCTCTCGTGCTTGCGCTTCGGTCTCGGTACGTCACGCACATCGCTTCGGCATGCAGCGCGACGACTGGCATCGGTTCGCACATGGCCGCTGACGCAACCAACGTGCTTGCAGTCCCCGTGCCAGTGGACGAAGCGGGCGAAATCCTGACGGTGAACGAGCTGAAAGCCAAGTTCAACCTGCATCGTGTATCGACGACTTTTCACCCCGTCGCTGATTCGACGAACGCCGTTTCGTCCGCTGACGCAACGGACACGGCGTCGCTACGCACGCTTGCGAACGAGCTGAAGACGGACTTCAATGGGCACTTTGCCGCGTCGATGTCCAGCGCTTCGCTCACGATCGTGAGTCCATGAGACTTCGGGCAGGGGTGCGGCGAATCTCGCCCCGCCCACCCTTGCCCGGCTTTTTTCCAAGGGAGGACGTCCGATGGCATTCAGCGAAACTCAGAAAGTGCAGATCCGGTTCTTCCTTGGATACCCTTTTGCGTACCAGTATTTGAACCCGCGTCTCGAAAGCTCGATGGTTCTCGTCGGTGCCAACGCTCCCGCGCAAGCCATCGTCGAAGGTCTTCTCGCCAAGCTGGTGACGTTTTATGGCATCGACCCAGGCAACCCTGGCGGACCAGCGCAGATTGACAAGGCCGTGTCTCAGGCTGGCGTCAAGCGCGTGGAAAGCGTCGACGATGTTGTCGAGTTCGGCACTACGAGCGGCACGGGCGGAGCGTCATCGAGCGCCATCCTGAACGCTCAAAACGAAGCGGCTCGCCAGCTTGTCGGTGCTCTTTCGAGCATGATGGGCATCGAGATCGCGAACGATGTTTTTGGTCGACGCGGATACACTGGAGACGGTTGGGCTGCGCGGTCAAACCAAATGAGCATCGGACCTCGAACCGTTCTCATGGGCTGCTGACATGGCGTTGCGTGAAGACTGCCTCCCAATCTTTGAGGAAGCGCGCGTGCTGCTCGCTGATTCTGGATTGCGTCGTTTCGACGTCGTGATGCGTGTCGTCGTGTGGTCAGGTCAAACCGTTGGTGAAGGGACCAAGACCGTCACTGACACGCCGCTCGTCATTCAAGGCAAGCGTCCAGGCGTTCGTCGTGTCAAACAAGAGGATGTTGTTGCGTCCGGTGGCACGTACGAAGATCTCGATATGCGCATCGGTCCATTCACTCCAGCCTTTTCAGGCGCCGTTGGCCCAATCTCATCCGGTGGACTCGAACCAGTTGCGTTCAATCCCGCGAAAGACAGTTCGTCTCGCGAAATTTATTACAAGCTCACCGGCCCCGGAATGGAATTGGGCGCGTGGTTTCAAAAGGTCGGGCAGCAGTCCGACTCGGCTTTTTCGTATTACCTGACCGTCCGCAAGCTCGCGACTGGTGCGCCATGATTGGCGTATCGGTGAAGTCAAAGAAAGCCGCTGCGCAGCTTGGACGGTTCATCTCAGGTTTGGATTCGGCCATTGATCGAGGTCTCATGCAGACCGCGTTCAAGGGGCAATCCGTCGCAAAGTCCAAGTCAAAAGGCTCCGTCGCTGCATCCGTTGGCGTGACTCAGACCAAAGCTGGTTACGAGCTACAGGCTCGTGCTCCGCATGCGCGGTGGGTAGAAGATGGGCGCGGGCCAGTCGTGGCAAAGCGCGCGAAGATGCTTCGGTTCGAGGTTGGCGGACGTGTGCTATTCAGAAAGCGTGTGGGTCCAGCACGCGCACGACCATTCATGGCGCCAGCGGCAAGGGTCATGGGCAAGTCGAGGTTCGTTGAAATGTCACTTTCTTCATTGGCTCGGGTGACGAAATGAGCGATTACGGTCAGTTCAAACTTGGTGGAGTCGAATTCCCGGTCTCTGCGTCACCATTCGTCGCTTCACGAACGGCTCTCGATCCGATTCTCTCCGCTGCTCTTGTGTTTTACAAGGCAATGCTTGAAAAGCACCTTGGTGCCTACTTTGATGCAATGGTCACTGAAGCTGGAATGAGTGACTACGCTGGCAAGATCGTTGCTGAAATGATCGGATACGACCCGACGCCATACCTCACGGCAAGCCAATATAAATTCCCGCTGCTCGCTCTTTATCGTACCGAGGAAGACGTCGAAGATCATACGGTATCGTGGTACAAGACAGACCAGTCGTGGACGTTCATTTACGTATTGCCCACGCTGACAGCAGCTCAGGCAAACAAGATCGTTCACATTCTGAAAGGCGTTCGCGCTGTCATCGTTGATCGAACGATTCAGGGATACGATCCCGACTACCAGAGCGGCGCGGAAGTCTGGGCAGCTTGTGGCGTCATGGAGATCGGTGTGTCCAAGGCTCGATACGGCGCGATCCCTGACCTTACGACGAACCTTCACTTTCCAGCACTCGAACTGACCATCGAATGCGTCGAGCGCGAGCAGAAGAACCCAGGACTCGACACGCTCGAAGGAATCGATGCTACAATCGCGACGTCCAATGGCAACCCAGACGATGATTTGACCGTTGCCGAGATCGCTTGGGAGAACGTAACACCATGAACAAACTTTTGGTCAAGCCCGCTGGATCTGCACTCGTACCTGATTTCGAGGCGATGGACGGTGGCACGCTTCGATTCGTTGGCCGTCGACACGATCCGAGCGTTGGCAAAAATGGCGGATGGGTTCCTTTGGATGAACCTGTTTCGGTTCCGTATCGATCCGAATATCTGCAAGAGCTTCGTGCAGGTGCTTTGCTTCCTGCGAATGAAGAGACCGCGAAACTCGCTGGCATCCAATGGAAAGCGGAGCCGCAAGCGAAGAAAGGTTTGACCAGCAATGGCTGACATCGTTCTGACCGGACTCGCCACGAATGATCCGGTGCCCGGCGAATACGCGGAAGTTTCTTTCGCGCAAGGTATCCCGAGCTTGGCGAATGGCGTCGACTTCGTTTTGCTCATGGGCAACATCTTGTCCACGGGTGTGGGCGCAGCGGCGACGCTTTATGGTCCTGACACGCCGATCCCGATGACCGGAATCGACGATGCAAAACTGCTTTTCGGAAATGGCGCCGAACTTGCCCGCCTTGTTCAACGGTTCGTCGACACGAACCAAACCACGCCCGTCTATGCCATCGGCGTAGCGGAAGGCGTAGGCGCAACTGCTGCAACTGGCACGATCACTGTCACCGGACCAGCTACCAGCTCGGGAACGCTCCGCATCTTCGTCGACGACGAGTTCTGTGACGTCGGTTTCGTGACTGGTGACAGCGCAACCACTGTCGCCGCAAACGCAGTGATCCAAGTGAACGCCAAGTTTGATTGGCGCGCAACGGCGACGAACTCCGCTGGCGTAGTTACTTTGACCACCAAGCAAAAGGGCTTGCGTGCCAATTCGCTTCGGTACTTCGCGCGCGTCATTCCGTTCACGGGCTCTGGCATCGGTGTCACGCCCACGGCGTCTACGCTGGCGACTGGAGGCACCGTTGCCGATGACGTGGCAGCAGCTCTCGCTGTTGTCGTGTCGCGGAAGTTCGCGTACATCGTGCCAGCGCACGTCGACGCGACAAACCTTGGCAAGGTGCTTGCTCAGATCAACATCCAAGCGGCTCCGGTCAACGGGATTCGTCAAGCGATGGTCGCTGGTTCGACAGACTCGCTTGCGAACACGATCGCAATCGTCGACGGGCTCAACTCGGCTCGCTCCGAAATCGTTTGGCAGCTCGAAGGCGACATTCCCGCGGGCGAACTCGCGGCTCACGTCTGCGCGGCCTACATGCTGTACGAAGCCCCGAGCGTTCCGCGCTTGAACTTCAACTTCTACGGCGACGCGGACGGCGAACCTTGGCGCGTGAAGCCTCCGCTCTCTGGAGCTGCTCCTACGCGCGGTCAAGTCATGGCTGCTCTGAACGCTGGTGTCACGCCTATCGCATCGCGCGTGGGCGGCTCTGCGTACTTGGTCAAGCGCATCACGACCCGATACAAGCTCGGCGCCGTACTCGACTATCGCATCCGAGACGCTCACAAGCGCGTCATCTGCGATCGTTACGCTGATTCGCTTGTCTCTGGTGCCGCGCTCCGGTTCCGAGGCAAGGAAATCGGAGACGACCCGAAGAAAAACGAACCGACGCCCGGTCCGCGCGTGGTCACTCCGCGTGTGGTCAAGGCGTTCATCGACGGCGTGACGGACGTGTACGCAGGGAACGATCTCTTGCAGAACGTGCCCACGATCAAAGCGCAGACGCAAGTGCTGCGCGATTCGCAAAATCGTCAGCGCATGGGCGCTCGAACCCCTCTTCAACCCATCGACATTCTTGACCAATTGGCCATGAAGGTCGATCAAGTGGCGTGAGGTAAATCATGTCGAACGTCCAAACGTACACCAAAGCAGTCGTCTACGTGAACTCGAACCTCCTCACCGAGGAATCGAATGTCACGATCAAGCGAGACAGCGGCGGCAATGCCGTGAAGACCGTGGCCAAGGGATATTCTGGGCGCTCGCCCGGTGCTCCCATGACCATGATCACCGTCCGCAACGCCGTTCCGAGTGCTGATTTCGAGCTGAATCCTGGCTCGTTCATCAACAACACGGAAGAGGTTGAAGTGAGCGTTTTCGCGGCAGGAAAAACCCTGACCGTCGTCGGTTTCATCATCTCGGACAACTTCCAACACGGCGTCGACAACGCCGCTGAACTGGAATTCGAGTTCGAGGGCGGTCCCTCCGACTGGCAGTGACCTAGCCTTACAGCTTCGCTCTTTTCTGCTACCATCCTTGCCGCATGCCCGCGGCGAATACGATCGAAGTCACACTCCCAATCCTTCAGCTCGCGATGCGTCGCTGGGGGATTCATTCGTCGAACATCGCTTCATTTTGGCGCGGCTTTCGCTCCGCTTTGCGAATAACTGAACGACGAATTGGAGTCGACTCGGCATTGTATTCGATCGGGCTACATGAACCATTGGCGCGTCACGTCATTGCATTGACCGCGCTTTACCTTTCGGGCGAGAAATGAACAAGACAAACGGACCTCCGAAAAACATTGATCCTACCGACTTGTGGGCACAAATCACGACCTTGCCACGCGCGCATCGTGTCGTGCCATTCCCGCGCAATGACTCCGACGGAGTTCCGCTCGGCAACGTCGCAATCTGCGTGCTTGAAGGCGACGACGTAACGCTATCGAACATCAATGCAGAAAAGCACGCGCGTGATCAATACAAAAAGATCGTCGGCGAACTTCCGAAAATCGACGAAGTAAACGAAGCCTACACCAAGGCGTTCAATGCTCGCGCAACACGTGAGCTTCTTTTCCGAGCTTGCAAAAAAGCTCACGAGTGCGAGCCGGACGAGCGTGGCGTGTGCACCGTCAACCACGAAAAATTCTCCGCGTTCTTTCCAACCCTTGAAGCGATTGGAAAGCTCACCACTGACGAACAAGGAGTAATGGTGAGTCATTACATGCGGACTCAGGCGGAGGCTGGTCCGATCATCTCGAATTTGTCACAACCGGAGATGGACGCTTGGATCGAGGTGCTGGGCAAGGGGGGCAGCCGTGCCCCTTTAGATTTGCTCTCATTGGAGCAAGCGAGCGACCTTCTGATGTATATGGCCTCCCGCTTGTGCAGCTCACGGACGGGCAACTGCTTGTCTGGTATGCAGCAAGAAAACACCACGTCTCAAAGCTGACCGCTTCAAAGTAACCGGAGAAGATATGGACCCGATCACAGTTGCATTGAAGCACGAAGGCGTCGAGGAAGTAAAGGTTGCGCTCCGCGACGTACAAGAGTCGATCGCTGCTCTGGATTCTTTCTCGGCATCGAGTGCTCGTCGTGCTGGACGTGATCGGGTTCGTGCCATCAAGGAAGAGGCAAACGAGCGTCGTCGTGTTCGTGATAGTTCTTCGCGCGGACAACGAACAACTAGCGCGGGTGACTCTTTTCGTCGTGCTCTCGGCGAAAACGGTTCAGCTAGGAACATTTCTCGCATCACTTCGGGGCCAAGCATCTCAAGTATCGCTGGCGGAGCGTCTCAGGTGGCTGCACGAGCTGGCATGTCTGCTGCGCTTGGTCCAATTGGATTGGCAGTGGCAGCCGTCTCCGCTCTTAAAGGCGCAATCGATTTCGCGTCGGACGCTTTGCAGCAGTTTGGCGGTTATCTCATTTCGGACGTCATCAAGCCCGCTTTCGCGCTGGAGACAGCGGCGATGCAACTGGAGAACGCCGCTGGAGGTCAAATCAAAGCGAAGGACATCGAGGCGCAAACAAGAGCCGCTGGAATCAAGCACAACATGGATCCGATGGTCCTTTTCGAGGCGGCTGGAAAGATGATCGACTTGACGGGCGACGCAAAGACATCGTTCGCTTTGCTCGATACCGTTGGCACATTGGCAAAGGGTCGCGGCGCTGACGCAGAGCAGCTTTCCGAGTTCGCGGCAAGCCTGAAAAACTTCGATCCGAATGCGACGAGTGAGCAGATCAATAAGCTGCTGCTTACGCAGCTTGCGCAAGGTGACATGGGCTCCGTTCCGCTGAAAGAATCAGCTCGCCTTGGCGGTCGTCTCACGGCTCCCGCTGCGTTCCTTGCCGGGAATACCGACGTGCGCATGGCGAGCATGGGTGCGCTTCTGCAATCCGGTCGAAAGGGGTTTGGCTCGACAGATGAACTCATGACCGGAATCGGGAACTTGATCAACGAAGTCTCGTCGCAGAAGATGGTCGGCTCGAAAAAGTACCTGAATGCAGAAGGTCAGATCGGCGACGTCGCAAGCCTTATCGGTGGAATCCTCAAAGACACTGGAGGCGACGCGAAAAAGATCGGCGCCTTGGGATTGTCTGACCCAGCAGCAAAGCTCGTAAAAGCATACCTCCCGGCGTTTTCTGACGCTGGCAAGGGCGACAAGGGCAAGGAAGCCGTTGAAGGTCTGATTCGCGGATTCATGGAGGCGAGCACGTCTCTCGACCGCGAAAAAGAAAACGAGCGCAAGGTGCTCCAGACGAGCGGCGAGAAGTGGACGGCGACGATCGAGGGCTTGAAAAACAAGCTCTTGGACGTGATGCCAGAAGTGCAGAAGTTCGTCGACCAATTCGCAAAGATTGCACCCCAGTTTGGCGGGGCACTCGTGACGCTTGCCAAGGTCATGATCAAGGTCGCGAATTTCCTCGCTGGAATCTTTGGCGAAGACGAAACCGCGGTGGACACGAATCCCGCGACTGGAGAAGCTCAGGGCAAGTATCGAATGAACCTGGAAACGGGTCAGTTCGAGTGGGTGAAGCAAAGCCAACTGAACAAGGAAGCGGAGTCGGATCCGTTCAATCCCAACTTCAAGGGAGAAGGGTTCAAGCTCAAATTCGACGGGACCAAATCCCCCAGCGACTCGAACGCAGAAGGAACGGCGTCAACTGCGTCCAACGTGTCAATCAACCCCGGCTCGATACTGGCCCCGCTGCTTTCGCCTACGCAAGGCGCACCATTGGCGCCCATGTCGCTCCCTGGGCTCTCGTCGTCTGAGCCTTCGCAGTCGTCATCCGCAAACGTAGATGGCGCTCTTGCGAGTCTGGACGCGCTTGGTCCCAAGGCTCAGAAGCTCGGGCTCATGTTCGACAAACTGGCCGTCTCTGGCAACGATGCGGCACGCTCGAAACCATTGGCCCAAAGGTGATCCATGGACGTTCTTTCTACGCTTCAAGAATGCTCTTTCCGCGGGATCTCTTTCCCTGCAACGTCGATTGACGAGTCGTTTTCTCACGACGCTCCGCAGCACAAGAGCATGGACCGCGACGGCGCGTTCGTCGAAAACACTGGACGAAACCCGTTCGTTTTCGTGATCGTTGCTCCGTTCTACGCAAAAACGATTTCTCGCGGAAAGAACGAGACGTGGGATGATTTGTACCCCAACCGTTTCGAGCAGCTCAGGACTGCATGCATCGACCGCACGACGGCCGACTTCGTTCACCCGCTTTACGGAACATTTCGCGTCAAGGTCACTGATTGGAAGTCCACGCTGAACGCGGACGAACGTGGCGGACAAACCGTTTCAATGACGCTCGTCGAAACGAGAGACGATGG